GGACCAAAGGCGTAGCTGACCCAAAGTCTTTACGGTCGATGTACTGCCACCCTGCCCAGTCTGGGTTTGGTTTTCTTGCGATACCTGCATACGTTTGTCCTCCCCGGTCGCCCGGAATATCAGTTAGTTGGTATCCACCTTCATCGTGGATCATTTTTTCAAAGGCGGGGTTGAAGTCGGCCATTATTTCCTCGCCATCCGGTCTTCGATGATGCTGATGTTCTTTTGGTTTTCGTGGATCATATCGCGGTTGCGCTGAATCTCTTTTTCAAGTTCTTGCCGCAACTTTTCCCTTGCCAGTTCCGCGCCAGAGTTCACGGCTTGCTTGTTGTCAGATGTAACAACAAGACTCATTTTTGCGTTGAGTACAGTAACCTCATGCGTGAGTTTGTCCAACGCAGACATCAGATACACCACGCAGGTAAAGAGAATTGGGAGCACGGCAAAAGCCGTCTTCTCGATAAGCTGACTCTTGGCTTCAAGTTTCTCGCTCATTGCTTATCCTTTACCTTGTTGATCTGCTCCCAAGCAGATTTCATTTTTTCTTCAAGGACTGCAACCCGTAGGTCCAGCTTAGACAACACAATAATCAGCGTCACAAGACCTAGTAGCACCGGCCATGCTTTCAGGAAGAGTTCAACTATTTCCATTACCATGCCTCCTGATGTACTCGTCCCGAAGGAATGTTACTTTTTTGCGTCCATCATGCCGCTTGACTCTACCCAAGGCTGGCGGGTTGTTCAAGTATTCTGCGGCTCGCAGGATCAAATCAGGGTCGTCCTCAAAAATGCCCAGCGCCGTATTACATCGTTTACACAAGATCCCACGAACATCATCCGAGTCGTGGCAGTGGTCTACCGCAAACTTATACTGCTTGAGTTTAAGAGAGTTGTCACAGATAGCACAATTATACCCCTGAAGTTTCAACAGGAAGTCATAATCTGACGGAGACAACCCAAAACGATCAAGACGGTTTACGTCTGACTTGCACGCGCTACAAAGAAAATAGTCCTTACGCCCGTGGACAATAAGGTCTTCTCGGAGAAACTCTCCACGGCAAACGGCGCAGAACAACATATAAAAACCCCGGTGGATCGCACCGGGGCCAAACCTTAGTTGTCGGTCTGTTCGTCTTCGTCTTCTTCAGACTCTTCTTCAGCCATAACAGCAACGTCAAAGTGAGCGTCAACTGTGGCCGAGAACAATTCGGTCAGCGTGAAGCGGCTAACACCGTTAGCATCTGCAACGGCATAGGTAGCGGCAATCAAAGCTTGCAACGCGTCAACCGGCTCCGAACCTTCAAGAACTTCGATGATGAGATCTTTCATGACAAACTCCGTGTGTTAGTTAGGTGGGGCCACTCCGGTAAGCAAGCGTTCCCCTCAAAATCTTACAGTTCATACAAGACAGGAAAATTACTTTTAAGTAGGTGCGACCGGCCAATTAATTGTTTCTGGGAAACCCGCCTGTTGGGGAACGTCAAGTAACGCCTGACGGTACGCTGACCATGCTGCTTGTTTCTCAGCCGTCATCGCAGCCCAGCGCAACGGGTTGGAAATAACTGCGTCTAATTGGACCAATAATTGTTCTCTCTGAATACGAGCGATTGATGCTTTCATCGCCGTAGTAATAACTGGGGCGACATACGGAGAAACGGGGCCAAACTCTCCAGCAATTGCTCTGGAAAAAATTTCTCGCCCGTGCGATTCTGAATCGTTGGGGTCTGATGTAAACGGAAGTTCTTCGTTAAATTCAGAAAATTTAACTAAACAATTAATTTTAGTAGCTTCAGCGTTTGCGTACACGCAGTTTTTTACGTATTCAACAATCATTATGCAGTCCTCACAAATAAAGTCATACAACCATAAGTTTGGTCATAGTAATCATTTCTTGCTCCCGTCATTGCTCGCCACGTTCCGGATAAAGTACCCCAGCTTGAGTTATAAAGATACATATATCCCCAAGTTGGATTGTTATTAACAGCAGTATTAAGAGCTATAATTTGATATGATGTCCCCAAATCATTTATCGCAATGCTTGAACCCGCCACGCTGGTTCCCGGCGGTTGGTATGCCGTATGTTGTGCAAGCACCCAAAACCCTATTACATAAGTACCAACAGCTCCATAAGAAGTAGATGGCGCAGACGCAGCGGTAGTTTGTGTTGTAGCGTCTGGGAATGTAACCCCAGAGTTATTTATCGAAGTAGCCATTATTTAATTCCTTTAAGCATATCAATCTCTGCTTTCAGTTCTTTAATTGCCCCAATAAGGAGCGGGACAAGACGTTCATATCTCACCGTGAGATATTTATCGTCAATAGGGGCCGGGGCAACCACTTCTGGCATCACAGCTTGAACTTGCTGCGCTGAAATACCAACCTCACGTATGGGTTCATACCCAAGACTTTGGGCTACTTCGTTGGCTTCGTAGTAAAACGCATCCAACGTTGCCACTTTATCTAGTGCGTTCTCAACACTACCCAAACGAGTTTTAAGTCGGTCGTCCGAGTAGTAGGCAGTAACTGCATTAGTTGCCCGGATTTCACCCGCAGTGGCAGAAGCTGAGGTTCCAACCCCAATTGAGTTGAACTGCGAGTTCTGTGAAGTGCTTGTAAACGTAGCTGCCGAACCCGTTGTGTTTTGATTTAGTGTGGGGAACGTGCAGTTGGTTAGCGTACCGCTTGAGGGAGTACCTAATGCTCCACCACTAAGAACCACCGTACCGTCCGCATCTGGAAGCGTAAATGTACGGTTTGCAGACAGAGTTGTTGGGGTGATCGTAACGGCAAAACTTCCTGTTCCACCCGCGCGACCTTGAACAACAACAGCATCTTGAGTTGCCGCTGCAATTACTTTATTAGTGCCGGTGGTAAGTAGTTGAGAACCACTAAAAGTTAAATTCGCAGACCCGCCAAACGAACCGCTGTTGTTGTATTGCACATAGGTGTTTGATCCCCCCGGCGAACTAGCAAATGCCGAGGTAGATGCAACTCTTGCAAAGTCGGTGCCGTTAAAAGCAACAATACATTTTTCAGAAGCGGCGACCGTTATGCCGGTTTGCCCAGACGCTTTAAATGTAAAAGTAAACGAACCTGACAGGTTGTTAATTACATAAACTTTGCTTGCTGCTGGGACAGTGATTGTCCAAGTACTTGCGCTAGGAGTTACGTTTAAAACCGCGTATTGAGAAGACGTAGACCCAAGAGATGAACCAGTAGTCTTAGATAAAGTCACATCGCCGGTCAATGAGATTGCAAGCGCTCCTGCGACCGCTGAGTCAACGTATGTGGATATGTAGTTGTTAACCGTATCGCCCCAAGTACCTGACAACTCCCCCGTAGCAGGAAGGGCAAGCCCTAGTAACGTAGTATATGAAGTTGCCATTTTAAATCCTTAGAAAGTCGTAATCACTACCCAATTAGGGTTTTGTGTATCATCAATAACAGACCAATATCGATATCCAATAGTCCCAGCAATACCCGAAGCGTTAATTCCAGTCAAAGCCACACTTACAGTTGTTGTTGGAGTACCAGTTAATCCAGTCGCTACAACACCCGTAGGATAAACAGTTTTACCCCATACAACTGTACCAACAGCCCCACTAGCAGATACCCCATTAAGAATCTGGCCGATACCATCGACCATATCTCCAAGTAGCCCAGTAGCGCCAACTCCAGAGATTGCTATATCCCTGTTGCCAACACCCAGAGTTCCTAAAACCCCGGAAGCAACCGCGCCAGAAAGAATCGCTGCGTAATTTGGACCTTCAGAACCTGCAAAACCAGAAGCAGTAACTCCAGAAAGACTAACACTAAAATTCGATACTGCTGTACCAAGATTACCTGAACCTGTAGCGCTAGTTGGAAAATCACTCTTGCCCTGTACAACCGTTCCGACATCACCAGAAGCGACCACGCCTCCTTGAATAATACCGCCCCAACCACCTGACCCCCAAGTACCGTAGCTCCAACCAGAAAGTGTAGAAGTATTAATATTAGGGATTACAGTCCCTGTATCCCCCGAACCAACTACACCACTTAAAGTCTGCCCTTTAGCCTGAATTGGTTGTCCAACAGCACCAGACGCACTTACCCCAGTCAGGGCGACTTCAATACTGGAAACCGTTACAGTTCCAGTACCTCCGCTTGCAAGCGCTCCCGTAAGAGGAAGTGCTCCGCCCCAACCGTAGTCACCCCAGCTATTATTACCCCAGCCGAGAGCCACATTTTACCTTACGTCGTTGACAGTCGAAGCAGAGCAGTGGTGGTCGTGTTTGATGGCATTGTCAGCGTAAAGTTACCAGCCGTAATCGTCTGCGAACCAAATGTGTAAACCGCCACGGCTTTGTTACTCTGCGTCGAGTTATACAGCAACATCGTATCAAACGCGGTAGCTAACGTGACGTTTGAATAAACAAGCGAAGCCGAAGGAGTCCAATAGCCCACACCCGCAGTAGTAGACGAGTTAGTTGAAGATGGGTTTGTTGCGTTTGTAACCGCAATACCGCCAGCCGTGTAATTTGTACCGCTAACTTCGCCCGTAGCTGAATATGCCGTCGTGCTTGCATTAAGCGTTGCACTTGCCAAATACAGAGCAGCTTTAAATGAGTTAGCCGTACTAGCTGTTTGCGCTGGATTAGCAGAGCTAAAATTGTGCGTTGCACTTAGCAGTTCGCCAAGGAACGATGTACACATGGATTGAGTATTTGCCATGATATGCCTTTATGCAATTTCCGCTGCTTCTGCAAACAGCGCAGGGGAGGTTTTCAAAGTAACGTGAACAGAACGATGCACCAACTCGTCATCGAGCCAATACTCAGTCCAAGTGGTAAATTCAATGTCATTATCTACCGAACCCTCTTTCTTGACCAGAAGGGATTCGTCCATTTCGCCGTGAGTAGTATTAACTAGCATTATGCGATCCTGATGATTGCTGAAGTGTTAGTGATTGCTGGGAATTGTACCGTGAATGTGCTGGTCGAAGTTTTGTCTGAACCAAAGTCTAAAACGCAGATAGCAGGGTTAGTCAGCCCATCAGCCAAATAGATCAAAGCCCCTCGCGCAGTAACCGCAGTAGACCAGACTGCGTTATTAAATGACCAATACGCAGTTGTGCCGGTAGCGCCCACAGTAGGAACTTGGCTAATAACCAGCGTCAGCCCACCAGCGGTATACCCCGAAGCGACAACTTCTCCAGTAGTAGTGTAACCGAGGGTAGTTGCATCTAGTGAGGCTGCGTTGGTGTACAACGCGATCTTGAAGACCTGCGTCGTACCTGTGTTGAAGTTGAACGTCCCACTAGGAAGCCCAGTCTTGAACGTGTTGGTTGTCCAGTTTCCGGTAAATGCCATCAGGTCACCGCTTGACGATATTGACCAGAACGATAAGCATCTTGACGCTCCAACCCATCGCCCAGACGTTTGGCTAGCGCCAACGCTTCTTTGTATTTGCCGTCGTACAAAGCCATCATATCGGCCTCACCTTTCATAAAGGTGTAGGCTTCAACAAGTGTGCCGTACAACAGGACCGTATCAAAGTTATCGCCCAACCAACTTGTACCTGCCGTGACAATTGACGGTGGGTAGAAGAAGTAATGCAACTCCATTGTGTATGTTGCGTCTGGGGTAGGCCCAAGCAAAAACACTAATTCGCTTGCGTTGGTTGATAGGGGGCCAAATATCGAATAGTACTTGGGTAGCGCGGTATCTGTAGGGCTTGGATATGCCTCACGAATGAAGTTCACATCCTTGTTCAACAGGTAGGTATAGCTACCTGTTGCGTCAATAACAGCCAAAGAGTACGAAGACAAGTAATCATCAGGGCAAGCTAGATACTTGTTTGCAGGGCTAGTCGCTCCCGTCACGTTTTTACGTAACGAAGGAAACTGAACCGTGTTGTAGATGCGCTGTTCCGCCTGATTGATGAACGTGTTCATATCAGTCGTCTGGAACGTGTTCTCCGTATAGTCGGAGACCGCAACTACAAGCTGGGCATAGTTCATCCCATCGGACCCCGAGACATCGTACCTTTAGTCGCACAACCGGTCCCACGCATTTTGATGCCAGTTGTTTTGACATCAGGATACGGTTTATTACGCGCGGCCCCAACACTAACAGCCATATCGCTAAGCTCAACTCGTTTAGCGTTACCGTAGCCGTTGTTGCTCAGATCAGCCCCAGCTTTGCCGTCCATGTTGTGTGGAGGCGCGTAAACGTCAGCAGAGCCAACCTCTTTGCCGCCTTTCTTTGCGCTGAAAGTAGCCATTATTTTTTACCTTGGTTCATGGCACGGGACATGTTCTTCCCGTACTTCATCCGGTCATCCGTGGTTGGGCCACCCTTCTTGAGCTTCAACTCCGTACCTTTGCCGCCCTTGTGTTCTTGGGCATCATGCTGCTTGAAGGCTTTTTTGATCATAGCCTTGTCTTGAACCTTGTCCATCTTCATATCTTCTTTGCTATCGCTCTTAGCCATGATTGGCTCCTTATGTCGTTACAACCGTTACTGTACCTAATTGCACCCGCAAAACCAAATTATTTGGAGTCAGTAACGTGTCAAACGCACTAGCCCCACCAACCGGATTCCAACCCCACTGAAAAATTCTACTGCCGCCACCGGGAT